AGCCGTCAAGCGTAAACAAAAGGGGGCAATACCAAAAACGCTTGACTATACAAATATACGTTCGTATTGTCAAAGGTTGCCTTGAAACTTTTCAGTTACTCGTTGTTGAAATCAACATCGACGTCTGACATCGATTCAAGAAACGTTTTGATGTCTTTCTTCACACAAGCACCACACGTCGAACGCTCGTTATACGCGCCTGTTGCTTTGTCTTTGAAGGTATAGAACTTCGAAAGGTCTATCGCGTCAATCCTGCCCTTCTTTTGCGCGTCAAGAAGAAAACGTTTGAACTCTATTTGTTCGTCAAGTGAAAGAACACCTTCCCATTTAGATGCAGGACAAGATGCGAAGGCAAGTTTTGCCTTAACTGGCATCACACAACCGCAAAGTTTTATCGTCTTGCGTTTGAACTTTACTTCGATTTCTACTTCGTCACCTACTATTAAAGTTCCGCAAGATTGCGTTGATGCTTCGAAGAATTTACACGTTCGGCATATATCCAAACGTCGTTTGTACTCATTGTGTTTTACGAATAACATTTGCTCTTATTTTTTGTTTAATTGAATCAATGGTTCGATACAAGAACGGCATCGGTATTCCTGTCTCTTTGGAAAGCGCTCGATAGGTAAAATCTTCAAGTATGTATTCTTGGAATATAAGACGTTCAAACTCGCTCAACCTACTTATAAGAATGTCTAACTGTTCGTTTGTCATTCGTGCGCCAAGCCACGTCTTATCGACCTCGTGAGCGTAGTCTTTGAAGTCGCGGCGGTTTCTGTTCCAGGCTATCGTTTGTTTGTAGAAAGGCGACGTTGGACTATTCACGGACAAATACATTACGCGAATAAGGTAAAATTCAAAGTCACCTGTGTCGATTAAGTTCTCGATGTGTTTACTACCAAACATAGAAAGCAAAGAGTCGTGCAATAGATCCTCGTAGAAAGGTTCTTTACGAGCGATGTTGTACGCAAGTTCTTTGAACTTTTTGTAGTGTCCTTCTATGTAATTCTCAAGTGTCAACTGTTAAAGTATTCATCTATAACTTTGATTGCTTCCTCGTTTCCCTTACAAATATAAGACGCATAGCCCCTGTTTCTTAATTGTTCTTGCCACTCCTTTTGTTCGGGCGACGCAACACCACCCTTTTCTTTCTTCATTTCAATAGCCAACCCGTGATAGTCTGCGTTTGGTTCGTAAATAAAGAGGTCGGGAAAGCCTTTGACGTAGCCTGTGCGCTTCATCTTAATTGCTTGAAGGTAACTTGTTCGCATACCACCTGCGGAAGCGCAATACAATGCGTTTGGATATGCTAAACGCAAGTACTTTATAACGATTTCTTGTTGGTTCGCTTCGCTTTCGGGTGCTATTTTACGCTTCACAATACTTTTTTTGTATGTTTTCTTAAAAGTTTTTACGTTCATTTTCAATAAGTTATAAATTATTTTCAAAAAAAAGTTTATTTTTTTCTTGCTATCTCAAAAGTTTAGCATATATTTGTCAAACAATTAACAACAACACCAAAGATAAACAAAATGAAAACAACAATCGAACAACAAAAAGAAATCCTTACAAACGTTGCAGTTGAACTTTTACAAAAAGGTCAAGATTTTGAAATGGTTAACGACTATTTAAAGCGATATGCAATGAATAGTCAATTCGATAGAGATATCAATGTTGATGCAATACGTTATTTAGCAAAATGCAAATTAGGATTAATCTAAAATATCTTCCCAGGGGCGCGGCTGACCAACGCGCATTAACTAAAACCAAAATAATCAAATGAAAAAAACACTACTCTTTATTGCGATGCTATTCGCAGGAATGTTAATCGCAGGAACGATTGACGAACAAACAAGACAACTAGAACAACAACCAAATCACACAACAAAATGAAAGACACCCCTATTTTTTTTACAAGGTCTGGAAGTTTTAAAGTTCAAGAATTTTTTAACGACCTTGACAACATTAACGATAACTTTTTAAACACAAAACAAGAAAACAAAATGAAAGTAGAACTAATTCAAAAGACGACGCTTACTGATATGTATTACGTTATCAAAGTAAACGGAGAGTTTCATATGTCGTACAATCACTACGACGAAGCTGTTGCAGCTTACGACCGAATCAAACAAGCGACACCACGCGAAGAAGTAATCCTATCAAAAGAAATCTAAAAACCAATAAATCAAATGAACAATGAAAAACACTATTATGCAACTCCATTCTTATTCGAAGAAGACATTCACGAAATTAAAAATGCAATCGTTATCGCCCAAAATTATTGGGGTGATAAGAGAATTGGAACACTGGATTGGAATGATTATTATCAAGCGCGAATTGAACAACTTGAACGAGTATTCAACAAACTTGATTCAGCGACTTTCAAAGAACTACCAGAGCCAACAAAAGAAATCTAACTTTATTTGTGTTTATTCTTCAGCGTCAGCCTACAACCTAACGCACAACGAGATAAGCGCGAACATAGAGAAACATCAAAAAATTTCAGAATTGCGTTGGAACGACGACTTAATTGAATACATTTGTAACCACTAAAATCAAAATCAATATGTACAATCCAAAAATCACTTATCACTTTAGTATGGACGATATCGAGCGTCTGAATGAAGAAATCAAAGTAATCGCTCAGAACTTCGAACACGACAACGGTTGGTTTCACGAAAACGAAGGACGCCAGTTCACAGACGAAAAAGGAAACGTGTTTGACTTCGATGTTCTTGGTCGCTTCTTTCGACGTGACGAACCCGACTACGATCTCCACTACGTTCGTTTGAAGAAAGACGGAATAACATTCGAGTTCGATTACAGAATCTTCCAAGACCGAATATAATGGGTTACTACAAGCGAATAAGCGAGGAAGAGCAAATGTCAGCGAACGAATGGTTCTGGCAGAACGAAGAAGCGAAACTCGCAAACAAATTTGAATCTTATATAAATCAACAAAATAACAACACAATGAGCATTATTGCACAACAAACAAACAACGGAGGCGGAGGACAGACAGTTCCCGCAGGAACGCACGTAGCGCGTTGCTATCAAATCATTCACATTGGAACAATCGTCGACACTTACCAGGGTGAAGAAAAGCTAGTGAACAAAGTTCGCTTAGTGTTTGAATTGCCACTTGAAACCGCTGACTTCGGTAAAGGTGAACAACCATTCTCAATCGGTCGTGACTTTACTCTTTCAATGCACGAGAAAAGCGGACTTCGTGCCTTCGTTCAATCGTGGTTAGGTAAGGCAATGAGCGACGCAGAAGCAAACAAATTCGACATCGGTACTTTGTTAGGTAAAGAAGCAATGGTTAGCGTTATGCACCGCACAGCGAATACAGGGCGCACCTACGCAGACTTGAAAGGAGCTTCACCACTTGCGAAAGGAATGGTTTGTCCACCACAGGTAAACGCTTCGTTCTTGTTGGACTACGACAGCGAAGACTTTGACTTGCGTTTCAAGATGCTTCCAGAGTGGTTGCAAAACAAAGTGAGTTCATCAGCTGAATTTAGCAAACGTTTGGAACGCGCTGCGGATCAAATGAACAAAGCGAAAGAAATGTTGGAAGCGAAAGGATTGGTTCAACCAACACAAGAAGACGAAGACGAATTGCCATTCTAAATAATAACGAGAGGGTTGAAATATACCCTCTCTTAATCTTAAAATCAAAAACAAAATGAAAAAATTAGTAAGCCTTGAAAAGCGCGTTGAGAAACTACTCAAAAAATACAAGACGCTTCGCAACAACAACAAAGCACTTTGTGTGAAAGTTTGGGAACAACAGTTCGACGAACGCAAAGACATTACAAGCAACTTCTTCGCTATGTACGAAAGCGGTAAATATGTAAGCGCTGACAACATCACACGAATAGCAAGATTAGTTAAGGAACGCAACCCAGAGTTACGCGGAACGAACCACGAAGAAAACAAGAAGAAAGCGCAGTTGATTAAACCACTATTGAAACGATGAACAAACAAATCTATTCAACACCATTCGGACGACTTGTCAAAAGTCAATTTAAGACGATGCACAACTTTAAAAACGTTCTTCGAATCAGTGATCCAACCGCACGACTTTACGTCGCACACCCAGAACGAATGAGAATCAAAGACTTCAACAACATCTGTTTGCACACAGGACTTTCAAGAGAAGAAGTATTCAGCACATTTACACCAACAATCTTAATTAACGAAGAGAATGACTAACGAACAAATTAGACAAGAGATAATAGATATGATTCCATTCAGACATATGGAACGATTCGAAACACTTTGGACGATGCTCACGCCACGCTACGAGCGTTTAACGTCCGAACAAATCAAACAACAACAGGAACTAGAAAACGAACGTGAAATGTTTTGGAGCGCACTTGAAGACGTCACCTGTTCCGTGTTGGGTGTTCCTTCGCAATTGCTTTATTCGCCAACGAGAAAGCGCGAGATTGTAACCGCAAGACAAATAGTGTTCTTCATTATCCGTCCTTGTTATATGCAAAGCTTTGAGAGCATAGGCGATCATTACGGAAAAGACCACGCGACAGTAATGCACGGAGTGAAGCAGGCAAGTTGGCAAATAGAGTGCGACAGGAACTACCGAGCGAACGTTGAACGTATCTGTTATTTATTAAATGACATAGGTTATGCTAAACCAATGAAGTTTTTTACTAAATTTGTTGAGCATTTAGAACACCAAAAAGAAATCAAACTAAAAAAACAATTAAAGAAATGAAATCAGATTTAAGATTTTGTCCCAACTGCGACAAAGAACTTTTAGCCGAGCGCGTAGACTTTGTACTTCAAGACCAACAACTTGAAGATTGGGATTCGGCTTATGAATTGATTGACGACGAAGGAGAAATCGTAACTTGTCCAGACTGCGACGAATGGGATTACGCAGACGACGACGCAAAAGGGGAGGGTTGGGAATGATACCATTTCACAAATCAATCAAATGTTACCGTCTGTTCTATGGTTACAAACAGGAATACCTTGCGTATAAATTAGGAATCGAACAATCGAATTACTGCCTTCGCGAAAACGGAATAACCAATTTCAAAGACCACGAAATTAAAATACTAAAAGACTTATTCAAAATAGAAATCAGAGAGGAGAAATTATAATGCTAATACTACAATTAAAAAGAAGAGTTGAAATACTCGAAGCGCAGGTTAAGGAACAGGAACAAAAGATAAACGACATTCTTATTCGCTTGTCCGTTCCACAGGCTAACCTTCCAGTCACGACGAAAGAAAAGAAGACTGCGTTCGTTAAACCTACCGTTGTTGAAATCTATGAATACGCTTGCGAGAAATTAAGCAACGACGACGCGTTGAAATTCACCGAGAAATTCCACGCTCACTACGAGGCGAATGGTTGGAAGGTGGGAAGGAATCCAATGAAAGATTGGAAGGCTGCCGTTCGTAAATGGGATTTAAGTACATTCGCAACAACAAACCAAAATACAAAAATCAAAAATGGAAAATTCGATTCAGACGCTGCGCAACGCATCTACAACGACGCTCAGCATTACACAAAGGGTTGATCGTGCAGAACGTGAAAGCGCGTTTGTAGCCGACTACGACCTACCTACGTTCGTTAAGTTATGCTCGAAGGTGTGCGCTATGTACGGAATAGCACTTCCCGAAGCGCAACTTTTACAAATGTTGCACGAGTTCATAGGTAAGCACTTTCGGTGGGTTACGTTTGAACACTTCAACCTTGCGTTTGAATTGAACGCAGCGAACGAACTGTCAAAGAAGTGTGAGCATTTTGGAGCGTTGAGCGTGTCGTTTATTGGCGACGTGTTGACGCACTACAAACCACACCGCGACAAGGCAAACTTACAAATTCAAAGAGAAATAGCTCAATCGATTGAGGAAAAAGCAGAACTTATAAAAGAAAACGAAATGGCGGTAAACGATGATAGCTGGAGAAGAATGTTAGACGAAGACGTGCAGAGTTTCAAACAAGGAAAAATGACGACGTTGGAATTGCGCGGAGTGTCAATGATGCGGTGGTTGGAAGAAAGTAAGCGTATAACGCTTGAAACGTTTACAGAAGAAGAATATCAAAGATGCAAAGCGAAGGCGAGAGCAACAGTGTTCAACGAGCAAAAGTTGAATAAACCAATGGTTGACCGAATGAGTGATAGAAAGCGTATGCTTGTTAAAGAATCAATTCAGTTCGAAGGATTGCGTGAGTTGTACAAACTTTATTTGTCGAAGCAATGAATGTATTGAGTTTATTTAATGGGATGAATACAGGCAGACAGGCACTTGAAAACGTAGGTGTAAAAGTAAATAAATACTATTCAAGTGAAATAAAACCTTATGCAATTGAATTAACACAACATCATTTTCCAGATACTATACAAGTTGGTGATGTAACAAAATGGAAGGAATGGGACATTGATTGGAAAAACATTGACTTGGTTTTAAGTGGTTCTCCGTGTCAAGATTTAAGTGCAGCAGGAAAACGAGCGGGAATAAATGGTAGCAGAAGTAGTTTGTTTTTTGTATTTGTAGACATTTTAGAACATATAAAAAAACTTAATCCAAAGGTTTTGTTTTTGCAAGAAAATGTAGGAAGCGCAAATAAATTAGATGTAGGAATAATGAGTCGCGCTTTAGGTGTTTATCCTTGTCGTATAAATTCAAGTTTAGTAACCGCTCAATTGAGAGATCGTTATTATTGGAGTAATATAAAAACAAGTCAAACAATGTTTGATTTTGTAACTGATATTCCGCAACCAAAAGACAGAGGAATAATGTTGAAAGATATTATTACAAGTGGAAATGTAGAAATAAACAAACATACTTGTTTGAATACTGGTAGTGGTGAAACTGAAAATGCAAAACAAGAATATCTATTACACAGAAATTCAACTACTGGAATGATTACTTTAATCCAAGAAGAAGAAAAAGTAAGAACAGTAAACAAAATTGAAATGTGTCGATTACAAGGTTTTCCAGATAACTATTGCGATATTTTAACAACTGCAAAAGCTGGTAGTTTACTTGGTGATGGTTGGACACTTCCAATTATTGAACATATTTTTAGTTTTTTATGATACCATATAAACCCGAATACCTGCCGCGTCAGATTGAAGCGTTGAACTATCTTGCAACCGATTGTGAAGTTGAGCAATTGTTATACGGTGGTGCGGCAGGTGGCGGGAAGACGAAGTTCGGTTGTATGTGGCAAATACAACGTCGTTTGAAGTACGCTGGAACACGTTCTCTAATTGGACGTAGCAAATTAGACACGCTTAAAAAGACGACGTTAAACACGTTCTTTGAAACGGCTGAGGAATTTGGATTGATAGCGAATAAACACTACACCTTCAACGGACAATCTAACGTGATTAAGTTCTTTAACGGAAGCGAAATAGTTTTGAAAGACTTGTTTGCCTACCCTTCGGACGTTAACTTCAATTCACTTGGATCGTTAGAAATCACAGACTACTTCATTGACGAATGTTCCGAAGTAACCGAAAAGGCGGTCAGCATTGTTCACTCGCGTTGTCGCTTTAAGTTGAATGAATACGGTCTTATTCCGAAAGGTTTTCTTTCGTGCAATCCTGCAAAGGGTTGGTTGTATAACGAGTTCTACATTAAGAACAACAGGAACGAACTACCTTCACACCGTGCGTTTGTTCAAGCGTTACCGCAAGACAACCCCTTCCTTCCTGTCGCTTATATCGAATCTTTGCGCCGCCTTCCAGAGTACGACCGCAAACGTCTGCTCGAAGGCAATTGGGAGTTTGATGACGACAGCGACAAGTTGTTTTCAACGGATAACTTGCTTCGTATGTTCCGCAACGAACTAATCGAAGGAAAGAAATATATCACAGCCGACATAGCGCGTTTTGGAAAGGATAGAACAATCATTTGCGTTTGGAATGGGTTAACACTTATTGAAGTAATTGAGTTGAACCGTGCAGCGTTGGACGAAGTCGTGAACAAGATTCGCTTAATGTGTCAGCAACATTCAATTTTATTGCAAGACGTGGTATGCGACGAGGACGGAGTGGGTGGTGGTGTGGTTGACTTCTTAAAATGTCGAGGCTTCGTTAATGGATCAAAACCCAAACAACCGCAATATCAAAATCTCAAAAGCGAATGTTACTACAAATTGGCTCAATATGTAGAGGAGAATCGGCTCACTATTTTAGTTAATGGACGCAAAGAACAAATCGTGAAAGAGTTAGAAATGATTAAGCGACACCGCGCTGACGTTGAAGGAAAGTTGCAAGTAACACCGAAGGACGTTATAAAGAACCGCGAAGGAATTAGTCCAGACGTTGCCGACGCTATAATGATGCGAATGTACTTCGAACTCAATCCTTCTTATGGACAATATGTTGTCGGTTAGCATAGATTGATTATATTAGCACAAATAAAATAAACAAATGAACAAAACAATAAGTAAATTTTTTAAATGGTCTGAAATTGCAATTGCAATTCTTCTTTTTATTGCACTTGGATATTCAGTTATTACTGGAACTGAAATAGGAAAAGTTATAGACGTTGATTTTTGGACATTATCCTATTTAATTTCACTAACCACACCTCGTATTCTTAACGAATCTGAAGATGAAAAAACAGAACAAGAATGAAACAAACACCACTATACACGTCACTAAAAATGACACAGGAAAGAGAACGCGAAATTGTTAATTCAATGGCTACGTACTTCCAACAAGGCAAAGTTCTTGGAGACATCTTGCTTGAACTTTCACAGCGAAAAGACATGAACGCTAAAGAGAAAGTGTATCTCGCGCTTATGATTGGTTCAATGATGTCTAAACCGAATCAAGATGGCGCAGAGTAAAACTAAAAAAGGAATATGTGTGTACTTGCACAAAGACCTGTGGAACGAGATAGACGAAAAGAGAGGTGAAAATAGTCGCAACACTTTCTTAAGTGAAGCAATACAGTTCTCAATGAAGTTTTACGTTCCAGAAGTTAAAGTAAAATTGACAGAACAAACGTCGAAATAATAGCGACGGATGACGTTACGACTAAAGCGCGGTTTCTGCGCTTTTTTTGTTTGTCTAACTTTTTGTTTTCAGACGTTAGGTTGTTAATTTCTTCGTTCAACACATCGGTCTTTTGTTCATAAGCACCGACCGTTTCTTGTAAGTTGTTTATCTTTCTTTCCTCGTTGTTCAATTGTTCCTTCAAGTTGTTAATCACGAGAGAATCAGCGGCAATAACGCTATCGCAGGAGTTCACCAAAGTGATAACATCAACAAGATTAATAGTATCTCGAACAATAACAATATCACGAGTTCTTTGATAGGTGGTTTTGGCTTTAGATTGAGCGCTTTCATAGTATGCAAGTTGTTCTTTTAGTTCAAGTGTTTCTTCGAGAAGCATCTGGTATTCACCTGCGTTGTAGTTTATGATGCTATCTTGCTTTTGTACGTTTTCTTGTACGTTCTTTTTATGCGTACAACCAAACCAATAATAACAAACAACCGTCCAAATAGCAGTTGTCCCAACGAGCAACAAAACAATTGCGAGTATATTCTTTCTCATAGTATTTGCCCTTCGTGTATTCTTAAATTCTTGACGCTGAATTGTCCATTCGTTCCTTTCTCAACGATCGCGAAGCCGTGATTGTACTTCGAGTAAGGGTTGTAGTCGGGAGATAATTCAGATAAGCACCCAACACCCCAACAAGTAATAAACTTACCGTTAGCGTCGCGCTCATTGTGTTCCGCTGTTTGGTGGTGGTGTCCGCACAAAGAAGAAACTTTTGTCTTCAAGAACAACCCACGCGCCACGTTTACTGAAGGTAAGAACTGCTTCCCGAACTCATGCCCGTGAAATATCGACAACTTACCGATGTTCAACTTACTCTTTCCGTCAATCCAAGTGATATTGTGTTTATCTAAATGACACAAAGAAGAAAAGTCGAAAGCGTCAATGTCGAATAGTTCGGGTGCTTTAATTCGCATATAACGCCAGTATCGTTCCTCGTGGTTGCCTTCTTTGTAATAGATGTGAGCTGAAGGAAATTGACCTCGTAACGTATCTACAAACTGACGCATCGCGTACAACTCATCTTTGAATTTTCTTTTGCGTGGATCTTTGACAAAGTCGCTAATCATATGACAGTCGAGAGCGTCGCCGTTTAGAATTACCGCGTCGCATCCTTGACGGATACCTTCGTTGATAGCAACGCTCAAAGCTTCGTTGTCTTGATATGGAATGTGAATGTCTGACAGGATTAAAAACTTTGTTCCCTTCAATTCAACGTGTTTGCGTTTCTTCGCGTACGACTTCGGAAGTGCGAATGGGTTCAATGGTCGTGGCTTCGCATCGTATAAAGATTTGTCAGCAGTATTTTTTCTGTCCATTTTTCCTTTCTGACCACGAATAATTCGAATGAATGTTCTCGCGTGTTCAACGTCTTTATATACTTCTGGATACTCGGCAAATAACTTTTTTGATAGTGTCAAAGACGGAGTGTCTTTGAACTTTGAACATACTTCTTCAGCTATTGTCCTCGCTGCTGTTTTCGGTGTTGCCATTCTTTTGTTTTGTAAATCGTTCAATTACTGTTCCGCCAAACAAACCGCCTGTCAAAAGTGCGAGTGTGTCGAACATCGCAATGGGACAAACGTAATATGTGAATGTTGCAATGTAACTCAAAACGATTAAGTTAATTGTAACAAATATAGCGACAATTCGTTTCGAACTTACTTTCGTTGAAGACGTAAGCATTTCCTTGAGCCACGCTTTCAACTTGTTCTTCATAAAAACTTCAATATGAACTGAACGATTAAGCCACCAACAACACCAGCAGCGGTTGCTATACCGCCCAAACGAGCGACCTGCAAACGTTGGTTATTTATGTACTTGTCGTGCTTCTGAACCTTGCTTACAAGACCTTCAATCTTCATTTCATCGTCGCCAATTAAGACGTGATAGATGCGGTCAATCTTCTTATTCAACTCTTGGAGTTCCTCGTGTATCAATGCTATTTCTTTTTCGGTGTTCATCACTTGAAGTAAAGTTGTATTTCTGCTTCGCGTCTATTTACTAATCCCTTCAACACAACACCGCCGCCTTTATTCCACATACGGAATGAATCAGCAATCGTTGGGTCTTGTGGGTTCACGTTTAATTTTCTTAATACTGACGACTTCTTGAAACCACCAACACCGATGTTGTACGCAAGTGAAACACACGCGCTGAATTGATTTTCGTTGAGCGTTTGCGTTATCAAGGCACGGACTGAAACGGCGAATTTGTCTACAACGTTTTTCGCTAACTGCTCCGCTCTCGCTTGAGTTATTACGTCGCCTTGCTTAACCTTCGTTCCGTCTTCGTAGAAAGTATTTCCGTAGCCAATTGTCCACACGTTTGCAGGACACAAATAAGCCTTCAATCGACAACCTTCAAAACGCTTCAATAGCGCATATCCATCTGCGTTAACTTTCATTTACAAGTCGTTTAATTTGTTTCTCTTTTTTCAAAAGGTAACGACGGAATTTCTCCTCGTACACTTTTTGCTTCACCATGTCTTTCTTTCTCCCTGCTTTAGCCATGTGTTTTTGTTTTAGTTATCTAATCCAACCAAGACCTTGACGACGATATGTGTACGAACGTCTGTCCCTTCCGTCGCTAATCTCAAAAGCGTTTGACGGATAGACATTTGTTTGCGACCATATCTGTTGTGTCTCGTTCGTCGTGTACTCTGGAAAGTCTGACTGATTAAAACATAAAAAGTCGACCATTCTTTGAGTGTAGAACATTGCTTTGCTACGCG